CGCAAGTAAGTCGCGGAACGGAGCGTTCATCCTATGCTTTCATTGGCACTCATCTTTTTTAGTCATGTCCCACCTGAAAATTATCTTAGGTGTGATGACTTTAATTGGTTGAGAGAAGGATTAGAAGAAACAACCCTTTTCACTCCTTTTGAGAAGGCTGATATTTTAATCCATTGGATGGAACATACTGACCCAGCATGTTTCTTGCCAGAGGCATAGGACGCAAACGACTGAAGGAACGGGATCTTAACACATCTCATTTCTTTAGGAGTAAACCGATGAATCTTCTTAACCTTTACAGCAACGATACTTCTTATCGTGGTGTATCTTACGATCCCCATGCTAAGAGAGAAGTTGAAACCCACACCGTTCTTGAAACCTATCGTGGTTGCAAGCATGAGGAAAAAGTGGAGGTTGCAAAATGAAGACCGTAGTTAAAGGTAACTGGCTTTCTGTCATCAAGGCAAAACAAGTCAAGGAACAAAAACTACACCAAGCGCAACTCTGCATGGCAGGTCACTGTCAGGTAGGTAAAAAGTGATTGCTTTGATTGCCGGTATTATCGGTGGATCAACAGCATTCATGCTCATAATTTATGCTGAAGTACTATTATTGAGTAGGTAAATGGAAAACTATGTCTATCATCATGATGACATGGATAAAGACAATAGACCACCTGCTTGCTATCAATTAACATATAGAGGTTGCAAGTATTGGTCTTGTTATCGTATACATTTAAGAGAATGGTTCGAAAAGATGATGTCTTTTCAACCAATACTTAACAGGAGGGGTTGACTGCCCCTCTTTTTTTGTTTATAATTGATAGAGAATGCATATAAGTATGGACAAAGAAAAACTCAAACTTATTGTAAAAAATCTCAAATCTCTTGTAGAAGTTTTGGAATCTGAAATTTACTCTGATACTAAGAGTTACTTAGAGTATACAGATCCAACACTTCACGATTATGATGAAATTTTTGAAGACGACGACGGCTACCCTGACTGAGAATTAAATGACTGTTAAACTTGTTTCTATCACCCCCGATGCTGAAGCGACGATGGGTTACGTTGCTCGCGTAAGTAATCCATCAAATCAGGATAATCCTAATGTTGCTGGACTCCTGAAATACTGCGTAAAACACAATCACTGGTCTGTCTTTGAACAGAGTTTTATGACTCTGGAGATTGAGACTACTCGTGCAATCGCGGCTCAGATTTTGCGCCACCGATCATTCACATTTCAAGAATTTTCACAACGCTATGCAGATTCTTCTCTGTTGAGTAAAGATATTCCTCTACCTGATCTTCGTAGACAAGATACCAAGAATCGTCAAAACTCTATTGATGATCTTGATGACTTCACTGTTCAGAAATTGCAAATGCAAATGCAAACTCTGTTCAGTTCATCCATGGCATTGTACCAACAAATGCTTGAGTTAGGTGTTGCAAAAGAGTGCGCTCGCAACGTGTTACCTCTGTGTACTCCTACTCGTATCTACATGAGTGGTTCTTGTCGTTCTTGGATCCACTATATTGATCTGCGTTCTGCTCATGGAACCCAGAAAGAACATATGGATATTGCAAACGCTTGCAAAGAAATCTTTGTAGAACAATTTCCTACTGTTGCAGAAGCTTTGGAGTGGTGATTATGATTAATGATATTGTAAATATATTTTCTCCCTTTTACTATAAGTCTCCTGCAACCGATCATTTAAATATTCAAAGTACTCTTTCTAATTATTTTACTAGAAAGTACCAAGAAAATCCCAATAACCAACCAGATTCTTGGGGATGCAAAGTACATACAACATTTGGAAAGAAAAATTCCAAGTTAAACTCCATCAAAGACCTTTATAATAATGATGTTATGAGGTTCTTTGACCAAATTAAGATGCCTCCTGTTGAAGTAGATATCGATGATATCTGGTTTAATGTTTATGGAAAAGGTCAATGGCAAGAAAATCACCATCATCATGGCAATCCTGATGTGTATTTTTCAGCAGTACATTTATTAAAGTATAATAAAGAAATACATCCACCACTAATTTTCAATAACCCACAACATATTTTGATGACCCCATGTAATTTGGGAAGGTATACTGATATTGGTTATTGGGATTTGGATCATGTTGTAGATGCTAATGAGGGCGATATTATTATCTTCCCTTCTTTCTTAGAACATCAAGTTAATGTGCAAGAATCTGATGAAGAACGTATCAGCATATCTTTTAATATAAAGATAAAACCACATAACAAGGATTATACTGAAGGAAAAGTATCTGTAGAAAGAATAGATGCCGTTGGTCATGAAGCTTTCCATGACGAACAAATGCAACAGTTTATGGATCAAGTTGGATTGGGAATGCTTAATGGTGGATTATGATTGAAAATATGTTTGAAATCCCAATCTACAATATTTTTTGTGAGAATTGGGATAGTAAAAGGACTCTTCTTTTAGATCTTGTTAAAGAATCAAACTTAGGTTATCAATCTGGAGAATCTGTTAAATCAAATTTTCAACAAAAAGGTAGATATAATACAGAAATTGAAAAGTTGTTTCAAGAAGAAATAACTCAATTCTGCGATTCTTATAGACTTTTATTTTCTGGAATGGTTAATTCATGGTTTCAAAGTTCTGAAACAAACGATTATCATTCCATTCATAACCATGGGGCATTGGGTTATACGGCAGTTTGTTATATCGAATATAACAAAGAAGTTCATACTCCAACACAATTTATTGCTCCATATCTCAATCCTTTAACTGGTAATATTATTAGATATTGCCCAAATGTTGAAGAAGGTTCAATTGTTTTCTTTCCATCAATGATTTCTCATTATACGGAAATGAACAAATCTTCAGAGAACAGAACCATCGTTTCTTTTAACATTGATGTTGAACCCAATCATCAACTTAATGATTTTCTTAACTTCATCGACGGGTTGAAATTTGATTGATATATACAGTGTCCCATAAAGAGGTGTAAAATGTACTACCAAAGCGAATCCCTTTCCAAGGACAAAGCACCAACATCTTGTACTATTCTGGATGTAAAAAACGGAAAGTATGTTGTAGAATACACGGAAGATGGAGATTATCTTACCAAAGAAATTGATCCCGAAGATCTTCAAAAACTTGATTATTCTGGTCAAGAAATTAGTCAATAAATAAATTTGTAGTCTATTAAGTATCATGCCCACATATCCTGTAAAGAATTTGACAACCGGTGAAACTCAAGAATTAGTCATGACAGTGGCTGACTACGAGGCTTGGAGAAAAGAAAACCCTGACTGGGATAAAGACTGGTCTCAGGGTTGTGCTAGCGTTGGCGAAGTCGGCGACTGGCAAAATAAACTAGTCTCTAAAAATCCCGGTTGGAATGATGTTTTGAAAAAAGCATCCAAAGCCCCAGGTTCAATCGTAAAACCAATCTAGGTAAAATATGGCAAGACAAAGAAAGACCTCCAACAGCAACATTGGAATCGGTATGAGTGCAAAACAGATGAGACGTAAGAAACCCATCAACTCAGACTTGATGGTTAATATTGAACCGTTGACAGATAATCAAACTAAGTTTTTCGACGAATACAAAAAAGGTAAAAACTTATTTGCTTATGGTGCTGCTGGTACAGGTAAAACTTTTATTGCTCTATACCATGCACTCAAAGATGTTCTTGATGAAAGAACTCCATATGAGAAAGTTTATATCGTAAGATCTCTTGTTTCCACCCGTGAGATTGGTTTCCTTCCTGGAGATCATGAAGATAAAGCCGCACTTTATCAGATCCCATATAAGAACATGGTTAAGTACATGTTCGAACTTGCTTCTGATTCTGACTTTGAGATGCTTTATGCAAACTTGAAGGCACAAGAAACTATTTCCTTCTGGTCTACATCTTTTATTCGTGGAACAACTCTTGACAATGCAATCGTACTCGTTGACGAAATGCAAAACTTGAACTTTCACGAATTAGATAGTATAATTACACGTATTGGTGAGAATAGTAAGATTGTATTCTGTGGTGATGCTACACAATCCGATCTTGTTAAGACTCATGAAAAGAATGGTATTCTAGATTTCATGAAGATCATCAACGCAATGGAATATGATTTTTCCAGTGTTGAATTTGGAGTTGAAGACATCGTTCGTTCTGGACTTGTCAAAAACTACATTATTACTAAATTGGCTATGGGTATGTAATGTTTGTACATTTAGATTATTTAAAAGAAGAAGTTGACTTACAAGCTGAAATGATCGAAGGGACACGTTTCTATCGTGTCCCTTCTGGTAGGATGTATCCTTCTATCACTTCTGTCACCAGTTTCTATGGTCGTGAGAAGTTCATTGAATGGCGTAAAAGAGTTGGTGATGAAGAAGCCAATAAGATTACAAAAGTTGCTACGGAAAAGGGAACTAGATTTCACGATCTTGTTGAGAAGTATATGCTCAATGAGAATGTTGATGATTACAAACCCCTTCCTACAACAAAGTTTTTGTTTCTTGCGGCTAAACCATATCTAGATCGTATAAATAATATACATGCTTTAGAACAGTCACTCTATAGTGACTACCTAGGACTTGCGGGACGAGTAGATTGTATTGCGGAATACGAAGGGGAACTCGCAGTCATTGACTTCAAGACTTCAAAGAAAATCAAACCTGAAGAATGGATTGAAAACTACTTTGTTCAGGAAGTAGCTTACGCTTGCATGTATTATGAAATGACTGGTATTCCAGTTAAAAAATTGATTACCATCATGGTAGCAGATAATGGAGAATGTTTTGTCTATGAAAAAAGAAACAAGGATCACTATATTAAACTTCTTACCAAGTACATCAAAAAATTTGTTGACGCTCAAACAGCCTATGCAGAACCAATCTGAAGATGTAAACACACTCATCAAAGAAAAGTTTCTCTGTCAGTCGAAGTTCGCACAGGACATCGAACATCTTGTGATGACTTCAAAAATTAATTATATTGAAGCCATCGTCACATATTGTGAAGAGAATGGTATTGAATTCGAATCAGTGTCTAAACTGATTTCGAAACCATTAAAAGAGAAATTAAAACACGAAGCAACTCAACTTAACTTTTTGAAAAAAACAAGTCGTGCTAAACTAGTATTCTAATGACGCCAATCGAGGTATACAAAACGTACCTGGCATTCAAGAATCATTTCACTAAACCAAACTACGACTACTTTCAATATTGCGGGAAGTCTAGAGCTTCAAAAGAATCGTTCAACAAGAGGAAAGATCGTTACTTCTTTGAACGAATGTCTCGTCAGAAATCTGATGACGAGATCAAACAATAC